ATATGGCGAAGTGGGCGTCCGTATACGGCTCGCTCGGGACGGTCCATACCGTGCGCCGGTTGCGCATATCTGGGTCCACCGTCACGCGCCAACGGGGGCGGGTACGAAACCAATTAGGATCTGCCTGATTGCCTTTTTGCGTCGGTTTTGTGCGATCCATAATCCTACCGGGATATCTAGTTGGCTCTTTGATCGCGTCGATATCGTAGTAATACCGCTCGGACTTACTCAGCAGAAACATGTATTCGTGCGATTTTGTCGGCCTGTCCGTGATGCTTTCTGGCATCGGGTTAGGCTTATGCCAGATGATGTCTGACCGCAAGTACCAACCATCGGCTTGCAGCGCGAATGCCACGCGCCAGGGAATGCCACACAGGCTTTTGGCTGCATAGCTGTCGCCCAGATTCAGCCATAGCGTCCCATCGTCGGCCAATAACTCACGCACAAGCCGGAATACCTCCACCATGTTCGCTACATACTCGCCGATAGTTGGCTCCAGTCCCAGTTGGCCATCAACACCGTAATCACGCAATCCCCAGTACGGGGGCGATGTAACGCACATTTGCGCGCGCACGCCACCAGCGATCCACTCGTGCATGGTATCCCGGCAATCGCCGATGCGGATTTCGTTCACACAATCTCCGGCTCATAGGTGGCGGGCGGCAGTGACATCAGAGGATTTCCTTATGAAGGGGCATACATATCGGCGATGCGCCGACAACAATCCAAGGCACCCAGATTGACGGCGTAGCGCGAAGGATTGGAACCATCGAAACTATCGACGCCGGCCGCCGCACAAGCGCGAATGCGAAAGGCGCTATTGACCCGCCCCACATGGCATGTGGTGCGCATCTCATGCGCCAGGAATGCCCACATGGCCATGGTATTGAGTTTCCACTCCGTCGTACCGCCGACGAAAATGCCGACGCGCGGCAAATGAGGCTCGATGAGCTTGCTCACGTCCTCGCGCGCCATGCCATCTTGAACCGCGAACATGAGGCGCGGATATTCATGCAATCGGTGCAACCATTCAGCGGAATACTCGAGCGATCTGAAACCGTGCGCCACGATATCGGGAACGACGATGAAGTCGGCGTTATCGCCCAGCGCATCGAGCGCTTTCTCGAATGCTTCAACGTCGAAATCGATCCCATGCTGGTAGGCGTGCCAGGCGCCATTGTCCAGTGCGTAATGCTCAAAGCCTTCGGTGCGTAAACTACCTTTGGGCGAGATCATCAGACGCCATCCCGCACGGCGCAGGCCATCCAGGTTGCGCTTGGTTCCCGTTCTGGAAGCATAAGCAATCATGCTCGGACCACTTGACGGCGCAGCATCACGATGAGCGGCGCTGCAAACAGTGCAGCCCATAGTTTGCCGACGATCTGTCCTTCGAGGTATTGCAGCGAGTGAAAAGCAATAAACAGAAATAACGCGCTGTCGACGATGGCCCCGACTGCACAGGAGGCAAGCACAGCTGTGAACAACCGTCGTTGCGCAAGCGGCGTATAGACCGCCATGTCGGCGGTCTCCGATGTGAGAAACGCCAATGCGGAGGCCAAGGCGAGGGCAGGCGGCGCGATCAATCCGGAGATCAGTCCCCCGATCACGATGGCGGTCACGCCCCACAGGCGCCCCATGGTCAACTGCACGACATCGCGCAGCACCAGCGATGCGCCGATCATCAGCACGCCTGAAGGCGCCATCAGTCCGAAACCGACCGGAATCAGATGCGGGCCGTGAGCGTCGAGCTGCACCCCGACGTGCTGAATCATCCAATTGGCCGCAGGGATGGTCAGGCAGAACAGGGCAAAGGACAGATAGCGCACTAGACGATCTCCGGCTCATAGGTGGCGGGCGGATCGTCGTACACCGGCAGATCGCGGCCTTCGGCGGCCTGCATCAGATGCGCGCGGCAATAGAGGCGCCCGTCCTTCCACATGGAACAAGCCTTTGCCATGCAGCGGAACACGGCGCACGGGTAGAGGGCCATGAGCTCATCCATCACACCTCCTCAGGCTCGAGCATCTGCGGGGCGATGATGGCAGGCGCCCGCGGCTCCATGTCGTACACGCGCGAGGCGGCATCGATCGCATCTTTCTTGCCGGCATAGGGAAAATAATGAATCTGCTCGCGCAGTTTCTGCGTCAGATCGTACATCTTGCCCTGATGGTCCTTGCGCCGGATCGGCCGGGCGATGCGGTAGCTAAAGCCCATGGCAAGCATCTTCTGCTGCAGCGTGGTGAGCTTCTTCACGTTCACGCCGTCGCGCAGCCATTCGACATCGGTATCGTAGGGCAGGTGATAGTGGCCGCCGCGAAAGTCCGGGCCCAACCGCTGCACGCGGTCGACCTTGGAGCCCTCGCCTTCGCGCGGCCAGGCTAGCTCGAGGATGTCGAAATAGGGTCCGTCGGCGGCCATGCGCTCGCGCATGTAATCGAGGTCCGCATCGGCACCATACTTCTCGTAGCCAACGAATACGCTTTGTACTCCGGAGGCGCGTGTCCATCGTAGGTAAAGCTCACGCACCCGGCGCCAACGTTCAGCCAAATCCATCTGATGGGCGTAGCCGTCCAACAAATACTTGTTGAGCGCATAATCAATTCCGGTAACGATGAGCGCCGTGTCGTCAGAATCCCGTTTGCGGCTGCGAGCAGGATCAACGGTGATGTAGACATTCAAGGTCTCCGGGCGCACCTCGTAGACGCGCAGATCGGCCACATCGAACATGCGCTGCGAGCCGGCCAGCGGATTTTGCAGCATCTGGCAGGCGATGGTGGCTGGCCCCTGGTCGCGCTTCTTCTGCTCCCAGGTCAGCGCATCGAAGAGGACCGGGCGGCCTTCGGGCGTTCCATCGTCGGTGGCCGGATGGAGCCGAACACGGACCGAGCCCTTCGCGATAACAGCCTCGTACGTATCAGCATAACTGTAGCGGGTACCGACCATCCAGCGCCGGCCGCCCGCCACACCAAGGTTGTCCGAGAGCTCCCACGCTTGAGTCGTCTTCGAAACCTGCTCGGGGGTAGACACGGACTCAAGCGTAACCACGTCATCGTAGACGAGTAAATCGAAATGCTTGGCCGTCGGCTGCCCGTCGACCAGACCATGCGCTTCAATGGATGCTTCCTTTGCGTTGGAACGGCGCTTCACGGTGATGCCGGTTTCGATACCCCACATGGGCGCTTCGCGCTGCGGGTCCTTGTAGAGGATGTCGGGGAACAACTGTTTCAGCGCCGTATTGGATTCGAGCTCACGCTTGATCGAGCGCAGGAACGCGGTGGCGATCGGCCGGGTGTGCGAGAAGATGGCGATGCGCAACTCGGGATTGCGCAGGAGCTCCTGGATCACGCCGCCGAGCGTGATGATGGTCGACTTGTAGTGCTCGCGGCCCCACAGATCGAGATAGCCGTCGGGGGCGTGCTCCACTTCGCGGCAGCGCTGATAGATCCACGGATGCAGCATGTCGTGCCGGCCGCAGATCTGCACCAGCAGGAAGTAGCGGTCCTCGAGACAGAGCTCGCGGATGGCGGCGAGGTTCGCCGAGTGTTCGGTGATCTCATCCCACCATTCGATGAGCTCAGGCAAAGAGAGCATTAATCCTTCTTTGCTGGTTTCTTTTCCGGTTCCCACAAACCCGTTTTTACATAAGCCTGCTCGAACGTCATGTCGTGATCTTTGGCCACGATCGCACTTATAGGCAACCACCATTCATCTTCTTTCTGCTGTGCTGCGATGACGGTTGCCATATTGCGTGTCTGGTGATAGCGCCGTACTTCACGATGCGCAAAGGTCATATTTGCGTAGAACACGCGCAGATCCGCTTCATCCTCTTCATCTCGTTCATCACTTTCGTCTGGCAAAACACGCGTCATCCCGTTGCCAAGTTTTATAACCCGTTTGCGGGCCCATTCTCTGGTCAGGATTTCAGGTTGAGGCGAAGCGATGATGCGCCGATTCTCATCAGCACGACACAACTCCATGCAAAGCTCGGGCATATACACAGAAGGATCTTTATTGAAAGCCTCATTAAAATGAGGCTGTAGTGTGTCTCGAATTTGGAAAAGGTAATGCCCATTTTTCTTCTGGAATTGATAGTAGATGTTGTCGAGATAAGGTCGCATCATTGGCGCAAGAATTCGGGTGACATTCGCTCGACCACCCATTTCATTCACTCCGTTAATGTTTTCTCAAGGACATCAATTGCTGTACGCCAGTTATTAATTGAGATCATTACTCTATCGATGGGTAACTCCTTGGGATGCTCAGTACAAACATCCTTGATATAACGTTGATGATCAGGATCGCCAATAACGAAGAAGAAGCGGTCAATGTGTATAAGCGCATCATAGATACCTTGGCGTTTTTCGCGCTCCCGCTGGCGGCGTCCACGCGCTTGATCTTCGGCGGCTTCCAACTGTTGACGTTCTTCAATGACCGCATCCGCGAGATCTGGATCGGTGGCACGTAACGCTTGAAGGCGTAGTGTCGGAGCTTCTGCTTTGGTTTTCCGATCACTGGCAATTTCGTAAGCATGATCAAGCGAGTGGGCTGCCGTGCGAACGCCATCGGCAAGCTCCGGCGCCCACTTGAGGACCATGCGGGCTTCCTTGATTCGAGTAAAAGAGACGGTTTCCGACTCTTTTCTCGCGGGATCAATCTTTCCTCTGCCGCGCTCACCTTCGGGATAGATCCGCGCGACGGCCATCGCACGTTGGCCCTTAGTGAGATGCCGCCGATGGATGTTCGCCGAGATGATGAACGCTTCTGGATCTTGGCCGTTCAGCTGCACGAGCTTGGGCATCACACCAGCACGGCGGCAAGCTTCGCGCCGGTTACGTCCATCGATCAGCGTGCCGTCTTTGACGACAAGTGGTTGCTGCAACCCGTTTTCCTTGATGTCAGCGGCAAGCTCATCAAGTTCATCATCACCCAACATCGGGAACACTTCCGCTGCTGAGTGAACAGGCATGGTGAAAACATCTTCAAGCATCGTTGTCCTCGCCGTTGACCAGGCGCTCGACCGGGCGCGCGAGGATGCCGCGGATTTTTTCCCGTAACGCAGCGCCCGCAGCCAGGTGAATCACCAGCGGCTGATCATCGTCGCCCTCGTGCACGATGACCTGCTTCACTTTGCCATCGATGCGATCGGCGATGTGGTTGGCCGCGCTGATGTCGCCATGGATCGCTGCGTCAACGACGGCCTCGACGGCTGCACGGAGCTTCTCGCTGCTGTTCTCGGCGAGGACGCGCTTCATGGTATCGGTCCACTGACGCTGCGTCTTGAGGCCGTTCTTGTTGCCTAGCGGCGCTCCGGGCCCTGGCATTTGAACGCAATCCTAACGTTTTGACTTCTTGCCGCGGCGACGCTTCACGACGGCGTTGGCCATGCGGATGGCAGCGCCTTCGGGTGCGCCGCGCTTGCGTGCAGACTCGGCGACGTGCGCCCACTGACGCTTGGCAACGGGGGAGGTGGCCTTGTGGGTGTGACGCGGGGCGTCGGCGAGAGTGAAGGGCATGATTTATCGTGATGCGATAGATTTCTTTTTCTTGCCGAACGGGAACGGAGGTTTTTTCTTCTCATCTTTTTTCATGGCCATGATCAGTCATCTCCGTGATAGCCGTAATAGGCGCCGCCGGCGTAGTTCGTGCGCGGGCGATAGGCCGTTGCGGTAGGTGAGAGATAGATCGCCAGGCGGTAGGGCAGATCGGTGTTAGCGCACATCTCGAGGGAATGATCGAAGTCGGGATCGCCGGTGAGGATGTGGGTGGCGCGGCGATCGTGGGCGGCGCATTCGTAGCAGGGGGGGTTGTGCTCGACGATGCGCATGGTCGGTGGTCCTTGAAAACGGCCCCGGCCGGGAGGCTCGTGGAGGTTGCCGCGGCCGGGGGGCGAGATGTGGAACGCGCAGTCACGCAAATAGCCGGAGCGTTTATAACACCAACGGCGTACGAGCGCAACTCGTACGAGTTTTCTGGTAGACTCGCGCGCGGGAGGACCGAAGCGGAGGGAAAATGAAGCCCAGCCTGCAGGAACAGATCGAGTGGATGCAGCGGCGTGATGGATTGAATCATCGGTATCGGGGAATGCACAGCCCCTATGAGCGGGAGATGGACGAAGCGATTCTGGCGAGCTTGCGGGCGTTGCGGCATGTGGAGATCATGCACAGCGCGGAGATGACGACGTTGCGTGCGGCGGTGATGGAGATCATCGGGATTTTGTGTGAGCCGCACGAGCACGGGGCGGTGTATCAGGTGCATGACAAAGCGCTGGAGGCGGCGCGCGAGATTCTGAAACTGACTGCGACGGTGAGCGATGAAGATGGACCCGCTTGATCGGCTGGAGCGCATTGAAGCGCAGATCATTTCGCTGCGGCGGATTTTGTACGTGATCGTGGTGCTGAATTTTGCGATTGCGTTGATTCTGTACTGGCCGGCATGAGCGAGGAGGAGAAAATATGAACAATCAAATCGAATCGTTGCAAAATCTGCGTGAAGAATTTGAAACGATGCAATACCGCTACATGCGACGCACGTTGGCGGTGATCATCGTGACGTGGATCAACGTGCTGCTGACGGCGGTGAATGTTTATTTCGCGCTACGCCGATGAGCGAGGAAGAGGAGATGCTGCTGTTTCTGCTGCCCGCGCTGATTGTGCTCACGCCGGTGGTGCTGGTGATTGCGCTGGTGATGACGCTGATGGATGTGTTGCACAGGGGGCATTGGTGAGCGCCAGACTAGGACCGAGGATCCGAAGAGCGAGGGTGCCTGTGCTCTTGCCTGTCTGGTGCTCACCACTGATCGAGCTCGGCGATGACCTTGAGCGGATCGCGGGCGATGATCACGAGCGCGCCGTGCTCCTGGGCGTGATTGAGGAACTTGCGTTGATCGTAGCTGAGATCGCCGCGGCCGAACTTGCACTCGACGCACAGCAAGCGGCCGTGGGTGCGCAGCTGGCCCATGATGTCGGGACAGCCTGGAAAAGCGAAACGAATGAATCGCGAGACTTTGTGCGTTTTTGCGTTCCACAGGCGGCCGGCACCTGAGTTGAAGCGTTCGCACCAGGCGACGCTGCGGTGAAGGCGGCAGGCGGCGAGCACGGGGCGCACGACATCGGTCTCGGGATTACGGCCGCGCAGGTGGGCGTGGCGCGCTTGCGCGGCTTCAAGGATGAATTCGCGATTCATGCAGGAGCTCGCGGATCTTGCGCAGGTTGTCCTCGGCGATTTCCGATGTTGCGCGGGGCGTAGCCAGCAGGGCGGCGGGCTTGTGCGAGGGATGCACGACGCGCAGGCACATTTCGCGGAAGGCGCCGAGGGTCGGGGCGAATTCGGGGGATTCCTCGAGACAACGCTCGAGGCCCGCGCTGATCTCCAGGCCGGAGAGGCCGGCGAGGCCCGCGGCCCAGGTCTCGCGCCACTCAGTCAGGCTTGCCTCGCCCTGGAACTGGGAGGCGAAGCGCGCCCCGTACATCGCCAGCATCTTGGCTTGCAAGCGCATCACCCATGGCCGGGGCAGCCACCGATCGTTCCATTTCTCGAAGCTCGCGACCGACGTGTTCGGCGGGGCTGAATTTTCCACCTTTCATTTTCCTTTCACTCCGCGCGCGCACGCGCGCATCCGGTCTAGATTCAGAGAGAGGTTTAGATATATAAGTCGAAGTCGAAGTCGAAGTCGTAGATCGGCTGCTACGCACCTGCGAA